GTGTCTGCCTCAAGGTCTGGGAACTCGCCCTTGTTCAGCCGGTCAATGATGGACTGAGGGTTGCGCTCAATCTCACCGAAGACGGCTGAGCGCGCGAGGGACTTCAGCCCCGTTGATCTCAGCTTCGCCGCTTCGACCGGGTCAAACCCGCCCTGTTCGATAGCGGCCAGCAGGTCGTTCCGCGCGCCCGGATAGGACGCCATGTCGGATTGAACCGTGGTCGCGTACTTGTTCAGGCCGTCCGTGAAGTTCTGGACCCTGAGTGCTTGGCGTGAGTTCGTTTCCCACTGGACTGCACTGCCTGCAACCCCCGCCCGCAGTTCCGGCATTCGGGTTTCAATGAACCGCGCAACGCGCTTGTTCTCAATCCCGCCGAGGAATTCCTTCGACACTTCATCGAAGTCTTTCAGGGCCAAGGGAGTGAACCCATCCGGCGTCTTGACCGACTGCTGCAATTGCTCAAGGCGCTGCGTCTGCGCGGTCTTGAATGAAGCGAGGCGGTTCAGGCCCTCAACAGCCGCGTCCTGCTCCGCAATCTTGGTGAGGAACTCCTCCGCCTGGTCCCCGATATTGGCAAGCGTTCGCCCGCCCATGCCGCCCGTGCGGTTCTGAGGAAGCGAACTGACCGAACCGAGACCCGGCCCAATCTGCTGGTTCAGGATTGGAATGCTAGCCATGTCAGTACACCGTCACGGTTGGTTTACGGCTGCGGGCTGCCTCTTCCCCGAAGGATGAGAGAAGCTTTCCGCCCGCCCCTGCAATGCCCCCATAAAGCGCCTGCTTGCCCTCATACTGTTTCATCTTGGCTTGTGCCTTCAGGCCCGCGCGATCAATCTCAGCCCGGTAACGGAGCGTCAGCGCGTCCATTTCCTGGTTCTCGATGTTCTGCCGGATGACATCGGACACTGAGCCGTCGAAGGTGATCCCGTTCGCCCCGACGCTTGCAATCTGCCTGCCAATCTCCTGCCGCTGCTCGCGGCGAAGCTTCGCCTCTTCCATGCCCGCGTTCGTTGCGATCTGGTTCGCCTGCGCGTTCAGGACCTTCGCGTTATAGTTCCCGGCCTGATACTCGCCGTAGCCTTCTGCTAGACGTCCGCCCGCCCCCGCAAGCTGTGCAAACTGGATAAGGCTTTCAATTCCAGCCATGGCCGGATCCTCGCGAATAGACTGAATAATGCCGGGTTGTTCCGTCCCGGCTGTTAAGTGTGACCCCGCCTGTACGCTCAGCCCCCAGCATCTTTGCCATGCGGTGCGCTTGGGGGAACTCATCATGCACGAGGAAGTCCACCCGGTTCCAAGGTGACTCCTGAATCATGGACTTCATCATGCGAACAAGGCAAAGCATCTTCTTCCCCGCGTCCTGCGCGATATAGGCCCAGCCGATGGCTTGTTCAGGGGCAGTGATTACGAAACCCCCACACCCGATGACATGCCCGTCAGGGCTTGCCAAGGTCCATGCTGGACCCATCTGGCTTGCAAGTTCCGCTTCCTGCTCCGTCACCATTTCGAAGGATTGCCCCTTCTGGAGGTTGATGAGGGCGAGGTGTGCAGGGGTGAACTGGGTCAGCATCAGTAGACCTCCAGCGTTGCAAAGGCACCCACGACGCAGAACGGATAGGGGTAGTCCTGTTCGAGACAAATGTACCCGTCCCCGTCTCCGGGCAGGGCGTTGAAATCAAACCGCTTGTCGCCGTCCAGAAGCGGCACAGCCTGGTCAATCGGGTCCGTGTTCTTGCGGAACTCGACGCGGCTCATGTTCGAGAACGAAGGGCCGAACTTGAGGTTGTTGGTGTTCAGAAGGCGGACTGCGACCTTCTTGACCTGCTTGTCCTTGCCTTGGGCTGTGCCGTCTGGCTGCTGGGCCTCTGGCCGTGGGAACTGAACCCGGCCCACATACCCAAGCCCGATGTGGACTGTGGACGCTGTGTAGTCGAGCGTCACAATGCCTGCGCTTGAAACGGTCTTGGCAGGATGCACCTTTCCGTCAGCAAGGATCGTGACCGACTGCCCGCGCAGCCAGTTGAGACCTGAAATGGTGGAGACTGCGCCCCCATCATACGTAAGCCCGCAGTCCACGAAGAAGCCGTCAGTGATGTCGGTCCCCCGCACCCAGCGGGGTTGCAGGTACTCGATGTAGCGAACGGTGGCCCCGTTCACGTATCGCTTCACCACCAGCCAGAGTTCATTGTAGGACCCGTCCGAATTCGGAACCTGAACGACTGACTCAATGACGGGTTCGAGCGTGTTCCCGGAGTCGGAGTACCCCCCAAGTTGATGCTGGCACCACGCAAGGACGTTCTGTTCCTTCTGGTACGTGAAGGATAGAAGCTTCCCATCCGACCGTGCGCACCAGAGGATTGCATCCGGTTCCTGACAGAAGTCCATGCTGATAATCCCGTACTGGGATGTCAGATGCTCCGCCCGAATCATGATGTCGTTGCCGACAAAGCCGTCACTGGTCTGGAGGAACTCGCGTACCTTCCGCCCACCACGCTGGATGAACATGGTTGCAGAGCCGATACGCACCGGCCTGACATCCTTCACGCCGTAGTTCGAGAGCGGTAGGGCGCGGACGTTATTCGGGCCAAGGGGCTCGTTCGCAGTGGCTTGGGTGATTACGCTTTCACTGTCAGCCGTGAACACAAGCAGCCCGTCAGGGGAGGGCTGGAGGCTCTCGATCTTGTTCACCTCACCGGATGACATCGTCACCGTGATGGAGTTCGCCGCTGTGATCTGGTTCGCGTCCCTCTGGGAAAACGCTTCGTAGGAACTGGCCTCGGACATCCAGACCGTGTCCGGGTCCGTGTTGGTAGCCGCAAGGCAGAGCCGGTCCTCATGAAAAGCGACTGCGGAGGGATAGCCCCTTGCAGATGAAAACGCACCGTGCGCCCACTTCCATGAGGCGTAGCGACGGGCCCCACCGCCTCCGGTCCATGCCGCGTTGAAGGTGGCGCCCACAAGGTCGTAAGTGTTTGTCCCCTGGACTGTAATCTTCCAAGACCCATTGGCCCCAGTCGTGCCGGTCACGTTGTCGATGTAGACATAATCTCCGGTCTGGTAGCCGTGGCTCGCATGGGTGATGCGAGGAGCGCCAGCGCCGTTATTGACGCACCCGGTCACGGCAGTGGACGTGGACGCAAGCCCGTTAGGCAAGTACGTCACGACTTCAATGTTCACGGACGTGCTGGAGTTGAACACCGTAATTCTGACAATACCCCAGCGGGAATGCAGGTAGCGCCACTTCGTGGACTCACCGCCTGCACCTGCTTCGTTGATTCCGTCCCAAGCATCGCCGATTGTATGGGTCGGAGCGTTGGAACCTGTCACGGAACCGCGTGTCGTAACGTAGGTATACACGTTCCCGTCGTTGGACTTCTGGGCTCCGGTTCCGCCTGAAGGGTGGGCCGCTTCCCACGGGGCCACATTTAGCTGGTCAAAAAAGACTTCCTCGACGAAGAACAGCGCCCCGACATGACCGGCTTCGAAGATGGCCTGATTGCTTCTCATCGTCCCAGTTGCGCCCGGGTCATATCCGCTGACGGACGGAAAATAGACCCATGACGTATCGTCCGAGTTCATGTTCGCAAAGGGACCGTTGACGAACGTGACCGTACTGAGGGTCCAGCTAGTATGGCTGGAGCGGGTCAGCTTACGCGGAGCGTAGGACGGATGGACGATATAGAGCGTGTCAGCCGACTGCGTGAATGAAATCTGCAATACGCCCGCGCTATCGAACAGGTCCGACTGCGTGTAGGGCGTGGTCACTTCCACAATCTTCGCGACCGTCCCGCCTGACGTGTAGGTCGTGTAGCTGGACGTGTTCTCGGACTGAAGCTGGAAGGTGTTTGCAGTCAGTACCGTAACCGTGAACTCACGGTTGTTCAGTTCCACCATGCCGCCCACTGAAGACAGGATGACCTTGTCACCCGTGGTCAGGCCGTGGCTGGTGGATGTCACAACTCCAGGATTGGCCTTAGTGATGGCTGTGATGTTGGTCGCCGTCTGCGTGATGATGGCGTGGTCCTTGTAGAACCGGAAATACTGGTCGCCCACCTCAATGGCATAAGCCTTCGTCAGCCCGAACTGGAAGCGGATCAGGGCCGTTCGATTGGCAGAGTTCCGCACCGCCTTGACGTACTGCGTGCCGCTCCTCATAGCGGCAGGACCCTGCGTCAGCGGGATCATGTTCGAGCAGGTCTTGAGCCCTACCCCATAGAATTCCTTGTCCACCCGCGCTTCAAGCAGGGGGCTGAGTTCGCCGGCATTCAGGGCTGTGAAGGCGTGCTGGCTTTTTGCCATAGTGTCAGGCCCTCGCGTTCAGCCAGTCACCGTCCGGCATCTCTTCGGCTGGATTGGCCTGCGCGTCCGCTCGCTTGGCCTGCCCGAGTAACCGCTCGTACATCTCCCAGAGTTGACCCGGCGTAACCCGGCTTTCCACAATCCCTGAGATTTCATACGCCCAGCGGGCGGAGAGAGCGGCTACGAACGTAGGGCTGAACTTGCTCGTGTCCGTCACCCGGTAAATGTACCGGATGTTCAGCGGTCCCTGCTCGTCGCACAGAATCTTGTCAATCTCGTTCTGGTAATCGACCTTCGTTCCCTCGACGGAGAGGAACCGCAGGCAGTCAGCAGGCAAGGTGTACTGGTAGTCATAGCCCCATGCTGGAGTGTCTACATCAGCAGCGAGTTCCACGCGCTTGACTGCGAAATTCCACGGGTGGGATTCGACCAGTTCATCGCGGACCATCTCATAGACCCGGTTAAGGGCCTGTCCGGCGATTGTGGTGTCAGACGCAAGGTCGCTCAGATAGCCAGAACCCGGCCCCAATTTCGTCAGGGCCAGGTTGGCAATCTGCGTTACCGTCCACGTTGAGGCCATGAGTTAAGGCCCCTCGGGTTACGGCAGGTTCTGGGACTGGATGATCTTGTCGCGGAACAACTGAAGCGCAATGAGAACGGCTTCTTTCGAAGTACCGTCCGCCACGTTCAGCGCGACCTTCTCGGACGGGGCTGAACCGCCCGTTGCTTCCGTCACATAGTTCGGGCCGTCGAGCGTGTCGCCGGTTCCCCATGAAAGCTGAACTGTTGCCACTGGCTATTCTCCGAGAGAGTGAAGGGCGGAGGAGGTTAAGCCCCCGCCCGATTTGCTTTAGGCGATGCGGGCGACTGCGAGGTATCCACGAAGGACCGCAGCAGCCGGGATCGTGCCGCCCGTGACCGAAGCCACGACTGACACGCCGTCCGTGTTGGTCGATCCGCCTACGTTCAGGTAGATGCCAGCAGCGTCCGCAATCACAGCGTCCGAACCCATCGCAGCCGAACCGGCTGACGACATGTCGATGTTCTCATCCATGCGGGTGAGGGCAGCGGCGACAGTAGCGCCCGCCTCGTCCGTATGAGCCGAGAAGCCGATGTCCGTCACGCGGGAAGCGCCAAAGGCTGACCACTGGATGAAGGAAAGCTTCGGAAGGATGACGTAGCGACCGCGCTGCAAATAGAGCAGCGTTGCCGTTGAGCCGTCATCGCCCGCAGCCGCGCCCTGCACAAAGTTGAAGGGCACGTACTGGATGTCGCGGAAGTACTTCGCATCCACGCCGCCGTTGGTACGGGGGTCGGTGACGTCTTTGTACTCCGCAGAGGTTTCGTTGGTAACCGCCATGGGTCAGGGTCCTTACGTTGTAACGAGAATCTGAACGATCTTCGACTCATGGGTGCGGGTCGCACCGAAAGTCGCCATCGCGTAGGTCTGCCACGGGTCGCCGCGCAGGTCCGTCCGCATGGTCACGCTCGTCGTGATGTCTTCCCACGTCTTCAGGTGGATGGCCGACTTCACGAACAGCGGGCAGCGGTAGTAGGTGGACGTGTCCAGACGCTCGCAGCGCACGAACTGAATGCCAAGGTAGGAATCGACCTTGCCTTCCTTCAGAACCATGCTGTCGTTGTACTCGCGACCGATGACCTGAGCCTCTTTCAAGAGGTCGTCTTCCATTTTGGCGTTGATGACGCAGACCGGGGGGTCACGGTCCAAGTCATTGTGAGCCGCGCGCAGCTTGCGCAGGGCACCACGAAGCTTCGCCACGGTGAGACCCGTGTTGGCAGCCGCTTCATAGTTCACAGCAATCTGGAAGTTGGACGTGTCGAAAGCCTGGGTTGAACCGCCGGTTTCACCCGTGACGGCGCTTCCCCACATCTGGGCGATGATCTCGTCATCCATCTCGCGACCGATGGCGTTGATGGCGTTCTGAACCTTCGCGGACGAAGGGTCATTGAGCATCTTCAACTGGTCGAAGTGGTCGATGATCTGGGTCACGTCATACGAGACCGGCTGAACCCAGCGACGGGTCACGGCTGCGTTGACGGGGACTTTGGTCTGAAGCTGGCCCGTGACGATGGAGGCTTCAATCGCCTCTTCACGGTCTACCGCTACAGCCTGCTTCGCACCGGAGACGGTCGAGGACATGACGTAGGGGCGGAGCTTCGAGCCCTGCTGTTGAAGACCCAGTTCAAGGGCAGCCTTGAAATCCTGGGCGAAAAGAGTCGGGTTGTAATTCAGCGACATGGCGCTGGGTGCCTTTCGAAATGAAAACCGCTATGGGGTGCGGCGTCCCGTTCGAATGCAGGCTTGTCTGCTATGGCGTTTGCGGGTCCGGCGTTAGCCGACTTGTCCGCTACCAGTGCGCAGGTCGAACATTCAGTTAGTGTCTTTCTCTGAGTTCTGACTCGCGCCCAAGCGTTCAACCGACTTGAGGATGTTCGTCTTCGTCTTGGAGACGGGAGGCTGTCCCTGTGTGACCCATTCCCACAGCCCGTCCGCTACCCGCTTCACATCAGGCGGGTTGCAGTTCGGGGCGGTCAGGCCAGCCGCAAGCTTCAGAATCTCAATGCGCTGGTCGATGATGTCTGACATGGCTCAAGCCTCGGCAATGCGACGAAGCTGGGTCCACTCGCTGAGCGCCGCCGCATGTCCCGGGTGATCCGCCCGCGTGAGGGCGTTGTACTTGTCAGGATTGCCCTTGAAGCCAGCGATTGCCTGCCGCGCCTGATCCTTCGTCATGGCCCGGTGTTGACCGTCTGAAGCCACGAAGCCAGCCTCCACCTTCGCTTCCCCGATCATGTGGGCAAGCGAGAGCATTTCGCGGGTGCCGAGTGCCCGCTCCAAGGCGTCAATCTTCGCGTCATCCATCTTCAACTGCTGCTTGATGAGCGTGAAGCCTCGGGATGCGATGTCATGGAACGCAGGCCACTTGTCCCCCTGCTCCAGCTTCATGCGCTCCGCCGCCGCTTCCGATGCTTTCACATAAGCCTCGTGCTGCGCTTCCTGCGCCTTGGTCGCCATCTCGGTCGTGGTCGCGATCAGCTTGGAAGCCTGCTCATTCGACAGCCCCAACTGGTGGAAGACCGGGGACCACTGCTGAAGGGCCTCCGGCTTCAGGGCCTTGCCCGCTTCGCCCAAGTCATACTTGTCCGGGGCCTCGGGAACGCCCATCGCCGCCTTGATCTTCGCCCAGCCTGCCGTGTCTTCCGGCTTCGGGGGCTCGAAGGAACGGGACGAGAGCGCCTTCTCGGCGTTCTGATAGGCTTCGGCCAGAGCGGCAGCGCTCTTGAACCCCTTGCCCTGAACGTACTGCTGGACCTCGGGCTTCGCGCCCTCACCCAACCATGAGAAGTCGGGAGCGGGTGCGGCTGCTGCCGGTGCGGATACCGCTGCCGGGGCTTCAGTCGTTGCCGTTGTGGTGGCTGTCGTGGCTTCACTCATCGGTCATTAGCTCCATCAAGGCGGCCTCATCGAACTTGAGCAGCCGCAGAATTCGGTTCACCGTCTCTCGTCTGACGGCCATAATCAGGGTTCGGTCGGGATCGTTCGGGACGTAACCCACGTCGAAATACTTCGCCGGTCCCATCAGGGATTTGAGGATCAGCTTCCCGTCCGCGTGCAGCTTGCCCTTGTCGTCAAGCAGAGCTCGACGCCACGCATTGCTTTCACGTCTCTTCGCACTGATGAAATCCAGCACATTCTGGGCAACGCCCATCATTCACCTCTAGCGATAGCCCCCGCTTCCGCCACGTCTTTGACTGCCCCTGCCAGACCCGGAGCCGATGCTGCCATCTGCTGGGCCTGCTGCTGTTGAGCCCTCGCCTTCCGGCGCTCCTGCACAACATCAAGGTTTGTGAGAATCTTCTCGGGAACACCCATCGTCCGCGCCCTGTGTCGGGCGAGTTCATCGGTGTCCACGTTGTCGAGGATTTCAGGCGCAAGCTGAACGAGCGGGGCCAAGCCCTGAAGCCAGACATCGACAGCCTGGACTTCCTCAATCTTCTGCAAGCGGTTCAGCGGGGAGTCGTACTCAACCCTGTACTCACCCTGCGCTTCCATGAGGACATCAGGCATTGGAGGCAGCATGTTCTGACGGGCGAGAATATCAATCTCGCGCTCAATGAGTTTGCCGAGGAATTCAGACTGGGCTCGACCGACTGTCGGAGCGATAAGCTGCCCCTTCTCTTGCATCCTCGCGCGGACTTCCGTTGCAGTCATCTGCGGCGCGTCTACGAGGATTTGGAAAAGGTTGATTAGGGCCGCGTCGTTGATAACCGACTGCATGGCCTGAAGCATCTCAAGCCCGATGTCGATCCGCGCGCCGGTCTGCAAGGGCTGGATCATCGGCCTGCCCTCAGCCGATATGCCGTAGTAGTTCAAGCCACCCGGCGTAAGGTTCGGGGTCATGCCCTTTCCGCCTGAACCTACGGCCAAGCCGCCTTCATCGTGCAAGAGCAAGGGCGGGTTCACCACCTTCTCAGCCCCCTGAATGATGGCCTTGCGCGCCTGGTTCAGCATCTTGATTTCGGGGAGGACTTGGCAAGCCCAGCCCCTGCCGTACCATTCGCCCGGCATGATCTGGTAGCGATAGACAGGCATCGGCCACGAGAGGTAGCCGCCTTCACGCAGTATCTCTTTCGGGTCTACGCTGATTTCGTAGGACAGGTAGGCCATGGACTGAGGCCCACTGACGCCCTTGCGGTCCTCGTTCGGCTTGATGCAATGCAGGAACTCGAACTTGCGGAGCGGTTCCTTGTCCGCGCAGTCCCGGATTTTCTCGGGTGTTCTGTCGCCGTATCGCTGGACAGCAGCACGTGCCGTCAGCTTGAACTTGCGGTGTACGCTATCGACGGAGCCCCACTGGTCTACTGAGAAGTAAAGCTCAGCAAGAGGGACGGAACGATACCGAAGCCCGCCGCCGATACGGTCTTCCACGAACAGGGCCGCGTTTCCGAATACACCGCCTGACAGGTACACGTCATGGCACTGGCCCGCGAAGTCTGCGCCCGGAGAATACCGCTCACGAAACAGGACTTCCTCGACCTTGTCGAAGTACTGCCGCACCTCGTCGTCGTCGTTCAGTTCAGCGATGCTCGCTGTGATCCGGTGCCATTTGGACCCGCGTGGGGTCATGAGGCTGTCAATGGCTGAAGCGTGGCGTTCCGCTGCAATCTGGGCGGTACTGTCCCACTGACGCTGCGTGTTCTTCTGCCCCTGCATACGCTCGTTCGTCGTGAACCAACCGTGGTCTGGAAGCACGCGCTCGCTCACTTCCTGCCAGAGCGTGTTGAAGTTCGACCGCTCGGACTCTAGCTGCTGCTGATGCTTGAGAATGTCATCCAGGTTCATTGTGTGAGCCTAGGTGATGTCAGGGCGGTGGAGTTCGACGGTGTAAGCCTCGAGCGTCAACGTGTCGGCTGAGTTTGCAAGCTGCCCCGTAATCGCCACTTCGCTGGCATTTGCCGTTGCGATGGTGGCTGTTGCCCATGACACCGCAGCCGGGGACCAACCGCCCGCACCGTTGCCGGTGTCGCCAACCTGAGCGGACAGCGAGTTCCTGTTCACAACGCTCGTATGGGTCTTATAGTTCGTGTTCGTTGATTGCACGATGGCTGTAAAGAGCGTACCGCCTGTGCCCGCGCTGGCTGCACCAAAGCGCACCCTGCTCGTCTTGTTGTTTCCGCTGTTGTTGTTTGACCAGTAAGCGAAAACACGAACAGCACCGTTCAGCCCTATCGCCCCGGCTGGAATTGAGACTGTCGCCAGAACTGTTTCAGCAGTGGTTCCCGTCACGGCTGCCGAAGCACCATAGGCCCACGTGCGCGGGATGTGACGCCAGACAGCAGCGCCCACCGTATTGGTCACACAGACAAAGATGTTTCCCGACGCGGTGTTGTACCAATGGTCGCCTACGCGAACCCCGTCCGCTGCGTCCCAGCCATTTGTGGGGTCGCTTGTGCTGGTCCAGTTGCGCGGGGTCAGTGCACGGCTGACCGTGACAACCCCGCTCATGCGCCCACCGATACGAGGCTGGAGTAAACACCGGTAGGTGAGCCGGTAATAAGCACACGCACCTGACTGCCGTCCGCAATCATGACTTCGATGAAGCCATTCGCGGTCAGGGACGCCCCTGCAATATCCACCGCAGTCCCGTTCGGACCTTTCGCCTGTAGCTGAGCGGTTGCGCTCGACCACGTGGCTTCAGCAGCCCAGATGTATCGCCCCCCGATCACGTCAAAGTATGACCCGGTTGCGGAGGCGTTCGAGAGAAGGTCAATGCGCTGGCTCATGGTTTAAGCCGTTCCTGTCAGAGAGGGAGACCCAAGGGTCGGATTGGATGAAACGCCGCCTGCGCCGGTCAGGAGCGTTGCCGCTCGACCCCTGCGCTTCAGCATGGCGGAACGTGCGTCTGCCTCAGTCCGCGCTGTGTCGCGTGTCGGGGCAGAGGGAAGGTCAATGGAAGGTGGCTTGGACAGGAGTTGAGCCCCTGCGCCTGCTGCACTGGCAAGTGCGCTTGTGCCCGCGATGACGTTGCCCGCTGTAAGAGCGGACCCACCTGCGGCGGCTGTGAGGCCCTGGGAGGCTGAGGCAAGCAGGGCGAGTTCGCCCGCGCTCGCTGCGCCCGCACCAATGGCACCGGCTGTTGCGGCTGCTGTACCTGCGGTCGTAGCCGCTGCGGTGCCCGCTGCTGCTGTTCCCGCCGTCGCGCCAGCAGTGCCGACGCTTGCGAGTGCTGATGCGATGAAAGGCTCCAAGCCCGACATCAGGCGGCCCTCCACGTCTTCTGGCTTACGATTGCGCTCATGGCTAGAGCGTCTAGGGTGATTGTGACTCGCGCTCTATTCCATTAGCGCGGTCTGCTGCCGTGGCCCGTCATTGATGTAACGCGGGACGCCAGCCACCCACTCGACTTCAGCGGGCCTGATGCTGAACGCTCCATATCTAGCAGCGTCTGCGGCGTGGCTGGACCAATCATGAAGCGGCCTGCCCTTGAACGCTTTCAGCCGGTCGTCCCAGTCCTGCCGGTATTGCCTGAGGGCCTCAATGCCTCGGGAACATTTCGTCTTGTCGAACCAGCAGCGCGGGAGGATTGACCTGACTGAGTTTATCCCGTCCTCGACGCTGTGCTTTCGCACTATCGTTCCCCGAATTCCCAAGCCAGCTAGGAATGCGAACCGTGACTTGCCCGTGCTGAGTTCATGCACCTGAACGTCATGGGGTAGCATGTGGCTTCCGTACACGTAGTCCTTGTCCTTGAGGACTTTCGCGTAATGGTCCAGCCCGACGCCTGAATTCTCGTAGTAATCAATCAGCCTGATTTCACGGCCCAATACCTGCGCGAACCAGATAGCTGTGCTGTCATCAATGCCCAAGTCCCACCAAGTCTGGACGGGAATCTGCGGCTCCCACTGGACGTTGCCAATCCGGCCTTCATTCTCGGCCTTCTCAATCAGCTTCCCGTAATAGGAACCCACCACAGCCGCATCAAATGAACACTCAAACTCCTGGTTGTACTGGTCCTCGGACATGACAGACCGCGAATCAGCGAGTTCGACGGGGTCAACAATCCCGGTCTGGCTGGCCTTCAGGATGAGGGAATACCATTCGTCAGGTCGGTCCTGCGCCTGGTTCCAGATTTCAGCGAAATGGTTCCGGCCCTTTGGCGTTCCGATGAACACCGCCCAGCCCTTACGGTCAGCCAGTGCAGGGCGGATTACTTCTGACCATGCGCGCGGGTCCATGTCGCCGAATTCGTCCATGACCACGCCGTCAAGATAGATACCCCTGAGCCGTTCGTAATTGTCTGCCCCGTAAAGCCTGACCCTACCCCCATTCGGCAGGTCAATCCTGAGTTCCTGTTCGTGAGCAATTGCCCCAGGAATAACCCCGGCGAACCGCTTCAGGTACGCCCATGCGATGTCCTTCGCCTGTGCGAAGTATGGGGCAATGTACGCGAAGCGTGGCTCTGGTAACTCACAGCGCAAGGCCGCGTCGAGCAGGTCGTTCACGCAGGCTACGGTTTTGCCAGCACGACGATGGGCCACGATGACTGCCCACCTCTGCCGACCAAGCCGCATGTGGAACGGTTCGAACTGGGGCCGGGCAACGTAGCCGGTATCAATCGGTTGGGCGTCGGACACCGGTCACCAATGTAACGGGGATTGATCCATCCTCACCCGCGCCTTGCAATTCCATGGCTTGCAGGTCGGGCAAGGCTTTCTTGAGCAGGATTTGAGCGGCCTGGATTTGCGACGGTGTCAAGTCTACTTGACCAAGCACATGATCTTGCAGACGGTTTATCAACTGACTCACCTGAATTTTTAGGCGGGTTTCGTCGTCATGCCGGATCTTCCTGATACGCGCTGCCACTATATGCGCTCCTGCAAAGTAAACGGGGTGTGCGGGGGAAATGCGTGGAACGTATGGAAATTTTCTCCCGACGCAGGCAGACGCTCCACTGTGGAATAAATATCCCACCCGTCTGGGACGCTTATTATCTCTTTGACCTTGTTCCGCGTCGACCCACTGTCCTCTCTGGTGAAGCGGGTTCCACCCGGGCCGTTGAACCGATCAGGAACCATCTTGCCCCCTCGCCTGCACATCGTCATGAAAAACGGCGCATCGTAGTACGTTACCTCGTAGCTAATAATTCTATCACTGACCGTTCCGGGCGAGACCCCGAACGCCTTCGCGATTTCTGCGCGCGTGTAGCCTCTGTGGTAAAACCACATAACCCCGAACCACAGTCCGTGCACTTCCTCCTTGCCGTCAGGGAACCACTTGCCCCCCTTATCGAAGCCCATCACACACACTCGCTCAAAATTGTAACCACCCGCTTATTCCTCCCGATCCGCTCAACCTTGATTTTCCCCATGAACTCCAGGGCTTGAACCATGACGGAACCGGCTTCAGGCTTCCTGCTGCGAAGCCCCCGCATTCTATCATGAGGCTGGAACTTTTGTGTTCCCATTCCGATAAACAGGGCAATTTCCCGATTGGTCGGGCAGCGCCAGCCCTTCTGCACATGAAGCTGCAATAGCTGCATGGTACGGTCTAGGCGTTCAGGGGTGATTGCTACCGTCACGGCACCGCTCCCGTCGCCCGCTTCACCGCGAGTGAGTTCCGCAGCATGTCCGATACCGTCATGTCCTGACTGGCTTCCTTCGGCTTCGTGGGCGCGTCCAGCGGGTCGTGGAACTCGGGGACTTCAGCCCGTGCCTGTTGCTTCCAGCGGAGGGACTGAGCCGCCCGATAAGCAATCTCCTCCGCCTCGGTCCTGCCTTCACGGGCGAACACGTCCGGTTCAGCCCGATGACGCGGGATGCCGGGAGCCGGGGCCGCTTCGCGCAGGATGTCGGTCAGGTCGGCCACGGTCGGCCAGAACCTGGACTTACGGATATGCTCGCTCAGTGCGTTGTGCAGCCGGTCGGCTGGGTATGCCCCTAGTGTCCCATGCCATTCAGCCGTGACCAGCCGCATGTCCGCACCCTTGCGCTCCCCGTAATTCGCGAGGCAGCGGGCAATCAGCTTGGAGACTTCAGCCGTTGATGACTGCTCCGTGCAGCCCGTTCCGGGCAATGTCGGCAAGCTGTTCGAGTTGTGATTTCGCGCCAGTTCTTGAGCCATTTCCTGCTCCCTTGAGTTGATCCACATACGGCGAGGTGGCCCAATTCAGCCAAGCCCTGCGCCAATCTTTCATCCGTTTTCCATTCGCCGCGAAGTGGTTCGCGAACCGCTCCGCCTCCGGCTCCAGGTTGATCTGGGTCTTGCCTGCCCGCGCTCGCGCAGCCTCGGCGTCACGCACCCAATCGTCAGGGATGACCGCATCGGGGGGCCACGAGGAACCAGAAGGGGCTTTGGAGGCGCGTTGGTGTTTCTCGACAACCGACGGCGCGGGTTCGTCAGCTTCGCGCGCTACCGAACGAAGTGAGGTACTCTTATCTGTATCTGTATCTGTATCTGTATCTGTATCTGTATCTGTATCTGGCAGCGTTACGGGTTCGTTACGTAACGCGTTACGCTCCGTTACAGGGGGTGAATCCGCAGACTTCTGCGCTTTCTGTGCCTCGCGGAACTTGCGCTGACGCTCTGCGCCGCTGTCGTCATGGTCGCTTTTTCGCTGGTGCGTATCCCAATCGTGCAGACGGCACCTTGTTACGCCTTCTGTTACGTAACGCGTTACTAGTCCGTTACGAATGAGTGACACCAGAAGGTCTGAAACGTGACCTTCATCCAGCCGTAACTGCCACGCTATGTCCTCATGGGACGGGAGCGATCCGTCATCATCCGACAGCATCAGGCACGCCGACCAGAACCCAAGCTGCTCAAGCGTTAGCTTGCCAACCTTCGGCTTCAGGATTGCATCGCGGTACAGGCGAACCCATGGTTTTGCCATCACTTCACCCTTTCGATTGAGTACATGCGACGGACACCAGGCTGGAGCGACAGCCGGTAATCGACGCCGTTCGCCCGGCAGAACATCCGTGCCTTGTTCCCGGCGTAGTAGGTCAGGTCGGTCTGGACGTAGCCGACCGGACGCTTCAGGAGGTCAGCCAGCCAGACGGCGTTGCGCTCATCCCTGTTCGGGGTTGGAACCGTATAGACTTTGGTTCGTTCCACTTCAGTCGGGGACCGTCTGGGGCTTGAGCCGGGGTCGCCCATGAGGATGGGGGTTAGGTCTCTCATGCTGTCACCACGTGGATGTTCAGGAGGGCCAGCATCAGCCGCTTCTTCAGCTTGAACTCGGGAGTCTCGAACCCCTTGCTGTCGAACACGACGCGCTTCCCGTTCTCGAAGAACACGGCGTCCGCGATGTAGTTACAGATATGAACCCCGTTATGCGTCAGGGCGAATTTCACCTGCCGCTGTAGCTTGTCGATCTGCCCGGCCTTCTCGCGCAGCTTGAGGTCTTGCCAGTCGGCGAGTTCCTTCTTGGACGCGAAGTAGCCCTCCGCTGTCCGAACCGGCTGGTTGCGGAACTTGCGCTTCCATGGTTGCGGCGTGGTGGTCATTCGGCGGCTACTCCGAATTGCTGTTGCTCGGGCTTGTGCTGCTTCATCAGGACGATGTTGTTTATCTGCGCCTGGCTGACACCGTGCCGCCTTGCAAGTTCGTACTGATTGAACGTCCCGTTCGCGTAGTCGCGCCGTATCTGGTCAATCTCCGCCTGATCCGTGATCTTGGCGTTACCATTAGTGACGCCCCTCCGCGTCATCCCGTGCCAGTCACGATCCGCCGCATTCTCTTTCGCGGTCCCGTACCGAAGGTTGCTCAGTCGATTGTTGAGGCGGTTTCCGTCTGCGTGACAGACCTGCATCCCCTCAGGGCGAGGCCCAACAAAAGCCTCCATCACCATGCGGTGAACAGGCCAGAAAACGGCCTTATTGTTCGGACCACTCTGGAACGTGACATAAGCGTACCCAGTGTTGGCGAGTTGCGGGGTTCGGATGTTTCCTGTGTGGTCGAACCGCACGAGGCCGTTGTCAGATATGGAGTACCTCGGCTGACTGGGAATGACCGCCCATCGTTCTGGGCTCTCGGCTATCAACTTCTCCCGGATAGAGGCCATCAACTTTCGCGCCGACTCTGTTGCGATGTCAGGCCGGACCTTGGTGACGCCGCGCGCTTGTGCGTGATGGATGCAAGTTGAGTGGTCCAAGCCGAAGAACTTCCCAATCTTCGGGTATGACCAGCGAAATGTACTCCTGACCCTGCGGATGCAATCCCCACGCACTTGCGCAAGCCAGCGTTCCCGATTGCGGGAGAAGACATCCTCTAGTTTGACTGGAAGCCCAAGCGCGTGGTGCCACCACACAACCTCCTCGCACACTTCCATTGCGCGCTGCCTGGGGGTCACGACTGATTGACGGGCGAATGTTTCCGGCCTCATGCCCACACCGCCGCACTGATAGCCCCGCCGAAGAACGACACAGCGGCCAATGCCTGCCACCAGATAATCAAGGCCCGATCCCAATCATCGTCTTCGAACGTGTTGAATACGTTCAGTACATGCGCTGAATTCATCTTGCTTTTCCCCTCATTGATGACCCGCTTCAGGGCCGATTTTGCTTGGAGTTCTTCCAAGGCATTCCAATGCGCGCCCAATTTCAGGAACGGAACGCCCTCGAATGGGTTGTAGTTCCGGCTAGATATTTCCTGCTGGGCACTGCTTTTCATTTGTTTCGCCTCGGCGTAATTTTATTACGCCTGCTAGACTGTGGCCGCTAACTTCGCTTCGATGCAAGTCTTGAGTATGTCACCCGCTGTCACTTGACGCTTGGTTAATTGCTCAATGTCGTGCATCAGCTCGAACGTAGGCCACTGCTGACCCGTCTCGATACGGCAGATTGAGGCAACGCTGATTCCCAGCATCGCTGCCACTTCGCCCTGAGATAATTGGCGGGCTGACCGCCATGACCGAAACTTGCTCATGGGCTATCACTACCTCAAACGACGCGCTTCCGTCAACCGAAAATATATTTTGCTTAACCGCTTGACTTGCGTTCCGCGAGGCGTAATGTGTTCATCAGAAAGACGGGAACGCAGCACATGCTTACAGCACAGATCATCTCAGAAGCACTTGACGCCGACACGGTTCACTACAGCCAGGACGGAGACCGCGAATTCGTTTCCGTCTCTGTGCTGGTCAAGACCGAGACCGACGAGCCAGCCTTGAACTTCCTGAACGGCGCGCGTGCTTACCTCCGCTCCTGCGGCTGGCAGGTCACGGCATTCAGCAACGGCTTCCGCTGGAACGATGGCGTTCGCTACGCGACGGCAGGCGTTGACGCGATGCGCGGCGAAGGCCCCCGCACCGCTTACGAAAACCACATGATTGCAACATGCACGGGGAACGATTGAGCCATGACCACACAGCACATCGAACCGCTCGTGGACGAAGTGACGGAAGCCCTGATTGAGCACG